TTTCCTCAAGCTCTTGAAGTCTTTTATTTTCAAATTTTTGCTCAAGTTCTTTTGCTCTTGACTCTGCTTTTGCAATCCTTTCTTTCTTTTGCATAATTTCTCGCAATAACTCAGACTCTCGATTGCTTAAAGTTTCTGAGGTCTCCTGGTTTTCAGTAACCAACTCTTGCTCGTTCTCTTGAGCTACTTCTTTTTCAGACATAAAGTCTCCTATTGTTTATATAATATACAATCAATATAAAATTTTTTAAAACACCTATTATACTTTAATATCAATTATAATTCTCTTTTTAGAAAATTTTAAAATTCTTTGATCAATTTTATCTGAAATATAATCTTTTACAAATTCTTGATTTTTTTCATTTAAGCCATAAATATTTCTTTTTGGTTTATTGCCTCTTTTTTTAGAATGACCAATTACCTTTAATCCATCTCTATAATTTATCTCTACACTTTTTCTTGTTGCTTTCTGTACTTTTAAAGAATTTAACATTGTTCCAGTTAATCTTAAATTGGGAGGATTTGTTTGCCTACTTGCACTCACTCCCTTTGGGGTAGCCTTGCCATCTCTTTTTAAATTAAAATAACTATCTATTTTTGTTTTTAACTTTGATTGTCCTCCAGCCAACTCCAGCATTTCTCTTTGAATATGGGGGAAATTTATCGCCTCTTCCATCTTGACTTATCCCATTATCAGCATCTAAAACAATTCTTGTTACAAGCTTACCCCCTAATATTTTCCAATGCTCTCTTTTTAATTTTACAATTTCACTAGCTTTCATTTTACTTCCCAGCTATGTCTACAATTAAAACCCCCACGCACACCAAATGGCGTGTCACTCGAATTTACTTCCTCTTCTGTATATCCCTTTGATGGCTCATTGTCTTTTGTCGCTCTACACTCGTCTCTGGTTTGAGAATCTTGCGGCCCAACATATGTCCATCTTACATCACTTCCCTCAA